TGAATTTTATGGATCAATACAGTTCTGAGGATAAAAGACCAATAACTCAAAAGGAGGGTTAGTATGTTAAAAACAAATACAAGAATACAACGAGTATTGAAAGGTCATATATATTACATCATTTGGTTTGATGGCAATTTAATCAATGGTCGTAAAGCATCAAAAGATGTTCAAAAAAAATATGATGATGATAAAATATTTAGCCTTAATGAATTTGATAAGTGTATGGAATACATTAGTCAATTAAAAAACGATCATTGCGATTATTCCTTTCACCTTGAGGATTGGAACGAAGAGACAGAGTCTGTTGATCATTTTACTTTTAGACATTTTAAACACTAAAGGAGGGTTAACATGAATAGATCAGAGTGTTGTGGAGCAAAAGTGTATGACGACACAGATATTTGCTCAGAGTGTTTAGAACATTGTGATGTTTGGGAAGATAAGGAGTAGTAAGATGGATCATAAAGAATTACAGGAAAGAATAGAGCAATTTTTTGAGCTAGACCTAGAGAATTGTTTGTTGACCAGGAAAGACTTTTGTGAGATTATAGCTAGTTTTATCAAAGACCCGATCAAAACAAGAGATCACTACCTAGAAGAAATCAATCTATACTTTGAAGAAAGGGGTAGTTAACCATAGAAATCATATACAACGTCATGCTTTTCAGATGGGTTGCATTTAGGACAATCTTCTAGCTGCAACCCTCTCTTTGGTAAGTTTGACCAATAGTATATATTTACAAAATATTTTCTAACTTTATCATATCTGTACATACTTTCAGTTTCATAAACTCCACATTGTTTACAACATAATAATCCACTATTTTTCATAGTTAACTAACCCCGTTCATTATATGATGTATATATGTATATATATCTCGACAAAACATTTTCAAGTTTTACCCATATATACATATATACACAGATTAAGCATATAGGGTTTTCTACTTATTTTCATGTTCATATTGCTTTAATTCTGTATGATTAAAGCCATAATTATTATGACCATGTTTTAAAATAAAACCCCACTTTAACATTGTTTTTATATACCTTGTTAATTTAGTTTGATAGTTATTGGTAGTAGGCATCCAACCCTGATCTGCTTGTACAAATTGCCATAATCTTTCCCTATCAAAATCTTTCTCATTATTATAATTATAAAAGCTGATAATCACTTCCATTTCCCACCGCTTCTTTGCTTCCATAACATGAAGTTTCTCATTGGTAATTACTGCACCTCTTTCAAATAGTACCTCTTCCCGATTCCAATTCAGTTTAAAAGCCATACCATTTAATTCACAATGCTCATCCCTTACCTTTGTAATCTTACCCCTTCGTAAATCTGTTCCTAAAGTGCTATCTCCAATCTGAAATACATTGTGTACATAATTGGTTAAGTGTTTACCCCCATGAATGAGTCCCTTACTTAATATCGGTTCTTCATCATGGTTGCTGCTTTTATTATGATGCCCCACCAAAACAATAGAGTTGCCTGTCTGAGTTTTAATTAATTGTATCATCGACAGGATTTGTTGTAAGGCGTTATTATCAGAAAGGTCTTGGTTGGTACTCGTATAGATATTATCTACGATTATGACCCCATTTTTAAGCCCTACATCCTCGACTGTATCTTTAATCTTCTGCCATTGATCGGTAAACATCATATCATTGTCATCAAATCTTGCTATTTGTACCCGTGTATCTTCGGGGAAATTGTTTCGTACTGCCTTCACTCGATTCGATAGTTGCTCTAACGAGAGTTCAAATTGAATCAGTAATACATCTTTTTTATGGACATGAAATCCTAAAAACTCAGTACCACTTGCAATAGCATACGCCATTTGCAATACAAACCAAGTTTTACCGACACCATCCGTTCCCGCCACCAAGCTAACCCCACCTTCGTAAAGGAGATATTGTACGATTGGTTTGGGTGGGGTATTGTATGATGCGGTCAAGTCCGAGGTATCAATGACATCATATCCTCTGCTTGGTAGCTTATATTCAACTGCATTTTGAATACTAGCCTTTAATTCTTTGTATTGGTACTCTTCATCTTCCTTATACTTAGTAAACTCATCTCGTATATCGTATCCTTCGGGTAAATATTCACTCCAATTTGTAATATATACCTTCATTCCTCTGCTTTCAGTCTTAATACGTTGCGCCAGTCTCTCAGCACCCTCTCGACCTGGCGTGTCATTATCATACGCGATATAAATATACTTAAAATCAAGGATTGGGCTTAAATCTTCAGGTACTGACCCTGCCCCTGCACTAAAACTGATAGCATTATTAGGACAAACCAACATATCGGTTTCACCTTCACAAATGATAAGAGGTTTATTCTTATCGTAATCCTGTAAAAGATTCAATCCATAGATTTGGCAATGCTTATCTCCTTCCACCCAATATGATTTATGTATTTTAATGCCTGTTACCTTGCCATTTTCATTCAAGTAATTAAAGACTTTGAGTCCATCATCGGTATATCCCACCTTCATTTGTTTAAGTCTTGGTAAGGATTGTAAGTGTTGCGCGGGTACATTACTTATATACTGACCCGCGATAGTATCCAAACTTCCCTTTATTTCGCGTTTTTTGGGGGGTATATGCCCGTTTTTTACAGGAGCTTCACCATTAATCATCTTCTCAGGATTCTTCATGTCTAAAGCCTTTGCGAGTAGGTAAGCATTTCCCTTCCATCCGCAGCTAAAACACTTACATTGACCATTGGTAAGGTTGAAAGAAAAAGAGGGTTTTACATCTTCGTGTGTACCAAGTGGACAACTGCCCTTTCCTTGATCACCGTTATATTTGACTCGCTCTACTCCTACCTCATATTCATAGAAATACTTAAAATCAGGCATCTTGGTTTAGATCTTCAAATGCTCGCTCTTCATGATCCATTGCCCATAACATAATAGCATAGTTCACTAAGTCCTGACACCTTCCCTTGAGTCCCTCTGATCCTTCTTTTCCTGAAATAATATAGGCGCGTATAGAGTCCATGTGCTTTAACATATACACTAAAGCCACCATTTTTGCATCTAAGTCTAAGCGTTGACCAATAGATTTAAAGTTTTTGAACTTGTCGCTTGAATCAACGGTATATTCACGACCTTTTTCTATCTGTATGTTTTTACATTCCTCTAAAAAGGCATCACTTAGCTTAAAAAATGTATCTACTTGCATTGTATCTCCTTATTTATATCCTACTTTCATGTAGTAATTGTTACCAAATTTCTTTACCTCTTCTCTTGTTTTTGGAGTTTTGCCTATGCAATACCCCCATTCTATTGCTCCCTCGCGCATTTCAGCTAAAATCTGCGAGGAAGAAAGTTTTTCTGTAATCTTTATGTTAATCGTGTAGTAAGTCATAGACTATGATTGGATTAAACTCACCTAAGTGTCCACCGACTACATTGTACTGCACCCACTCCACCGACTCTTCATCTGTCCAATCATTCACTTCTTTAAATAACTCCACCAGTTTGGTATAGCTATACACTACCTTACCACAATGACTTACTCCTAAAATGGCAGCATCCAGTTCTTTTGGGTCATAAACGATCGCATCAGGATTATGGTTTGCTATTTCATCTCTCATTTCAACCAATCCTTCATTTTCATTAGTACCACCGTTTCTCCTCGGTCTGCCCTGGTCATAACCAAATCACAATTCCCAAAGGCTAACCATTGTGGAATACTTTTTCTTCGTTTTGCTTGTATCTTCAAAGTTTTTTTGTCCTTCTTTGCCACTATATCCACATCTTCTGTAAACCCCATACTTCTGCCATCCGATCCCCAAGCGCGTTTGACCTTATACCCTGCTTTTGATAGTTGCTCTACGAGTTCCCTCTCGTAAGTATTTCCTTTTGATTTAGATTTACTTGCCATTTTCTGCTGCATCCAAAAAACCTTCAAGAATCTGATTCAAGGTTTCTTTCATCTTTATATTTTTACTATAACAAAATGTTCTAAATCTCTGATATACATCAGGTTGCACGGTAAGCCTATGTCGTGTAGACAACTGCATACGATTGCTACCCTGACTATTTAGTTCAGGTTTAATCTTTTTTATCAGCTTGGATTCTAAGTCATGTGCAGCTCCATAAGTAGTGGCAGGCTTCATCTTTACATAGTCCCAGTCTTTTATTGCGTGTTTTGAGAATCTCTGTCGTACATTCTTGGAAAT